CTATGGTGCTTGATGCTCCCATGGAAATTCCAAAGCCTAAGCGTAAACTAAACGCTTGGCAACGCTACATTAAAGTGAAGAAAAATCATATTAAATTCAAATCAGGTAAGAACAAAGGTAAGCTTAACCTGAAAGCGATGTCTAAAGCATTCAAGAAAGGGAGGAAGAAGTAATGCCAATCACACAGATTAGAGACACACTGCAAACAACCATAACAACTGATGGTACAGGTTTCGGTTATGCTACTAGGAAGCTTAACATTAAGGACGGCTTTAGGCATGGAATACTGTCTATTGATGTCTTCAACGATAACGGCGGTATGTGGCTAAAGACTGATGAAGCCTATCCAAACAATGTCGCATATCAATTATTTGTTAGCCCATTCCCTATGCTACAAACAGCAGAACCTTGGGGGCTTAATGCTGGTTTAAGTTCCTTCGCGGGTTCAGGACAAATGGCAGGGGAACCTAATATTCTCTACAAGGAAATTGGAATTACTGACCTTAGCCAAAACAACAGCCAACAAGAAGACAAGACCTGGGTGTCTCGATTCCCTAATAATGCCGTTTCTGCCATGCCTACGAATGCTTGGTACTCACCTCATCTGTATGTTACGCTCATGATATGGAACGCTCCCCTAGCGACCGTAGACGCAAAGTTCTCACTGTTTATTCGTGTTGAGCAAAAGAAAGTAGGCATGACAGAATCCTCTATGGGTCAATACGCTGAATTTTTAGATTCACAAATAAAGAAACTAGCTAACACTGCAGTAATCTACGACGCAGCTGATATTGACGGCTACACATTCCCTATGTGGAAATACGGCGGAATCAGGCCTGAATTAATGATTAGTGGCACCACAGCGTTACGATACTACAACCGTGTGGCTGCTAATGCAAATCAGGAAATGGTGGCCCAAGATGCATTACTTACAGCGTTTAGGAGTGCTACTACGATGGTAGGATTCGATGAAGCATTTGGAGATGCAGCTGCAAATCTTCCTGAATGGATAACTCTGATGAATGTAGAAGGCGTAACTGCTGGGCCAATTAGACCATACCCACCGCCATTGAAGTTTGCTGACAATGGAAACACACTAATGTTTTAATCAAAATTTTAATCATTAGATTTTTTCTGGAACCTTCGTCGGGTATGATTCCCAATCACAATCATCCATAGGACATACTTTGCTTACGGCTTTTACTTTAGAATTAAGTTCCCCATGACTAGGGCCGTAGTGATACCTAGTAACACACAACGCGCCACACTTGAAACACTTCATTGTAACCAAGCCTCACAGTGCATCCTCGCCTTGCATACAGTACAGAATGGCATATTATTAGACATCTGCAATATGCGTACATTGTAACATCGAGTACAACGGTATTGCTTCCAAATGCGCCTCATAGATTCCACTCCGGGTCTAGTTCTTTTCTAACTAATGAAATCTGATTTCTAAACCATTCAGGAAGGTCTCTTCTGTATGTTAATTCAGCTAGAATATCCAATGTGTGCTCATCCTCTAAATTAAAACTTTCATCATTTTTGAGTCTGTTTCTAATTGCTTTTTCTACAAATTTAGAACGGAAACCTCTAGCAACTTGAGCATGCAATTTCTTTATTATTTCAATGTCTAATGTGAATAGATGTTGCTTCTTCATTCTTCTTCCCCCTGAGTATACTGCAGTAAGGGGTAAACTCTACCCACTACTGCAGGTATCGGTTGTCCATCATACAAGGCCATAATATCATGAAGCTTCATTCTTGTTCACTCCTTGGCAATGCGTTAATAATTCGACCAAGTACACTTTCAAAAATGCGTCTTTCGGGCATGGTTAATGATTCATACCAAATCAAAAACTTGTTGATGACTTTGTGAGCTTGAATATCTTTATCTTTCATCGTGTCCACCCCTTCTCTCGTAGTTTTGATTCAATAGAGTGGTACACAAATAACAACTGTGACAAAGTCATGTTGTCTGCTGTGTCCAGCACAAGGTCGATTGCGTTGTAGGCTGCGTGGTTGATGTTGTTGTCCCCCATATTTACGCTGAAGAGGCTTGTAGATATATAACTATTGGAAAAATAGAGTCGGAATCAGCCAACCGCGGGGCGGAATTGGCATATGCGACAGCCCACCTGTTCAAGATGAAGGAAAAGTATAGTTTATAGTCCTAGTAGTAACAAAAGTAAACTATGGCAAAGAATGCTGGAGATGTAATTCTGCGAGACAGAATGCAATTTACAATGGAAGCAGGTGGCGCAAGGTCGACACTTTATGGAAGAATTGACTTATCCTCTTATGTTGACCCTGTCAACCGTCAAGGATTGGCTGTAAAAGAGATTAGATTCCAAGTAAGAGAACCTACTGGAACAACACTAACTAACACAGGTATTTGGGCACCTATTGGAACTTGGCAATCCGCGGCTGGTGCAACTGGTGATTTGGCCGGATTGAAACTTTATGCAACTACTCGAGCTTACGAAAATGCGTCCGAAGTAGGAATTGCAAGTCCTGATGTATTGTGCGTGTACGAAGTTATGCAATCGATTGGCGTCAATACATCCGGTGATTCAGGTATTTGGATTAGAGAAAACTGGTATGGGCCAAAAGACCTTCATCCTGAAGGCTACACTGTAGTTTCCGACTTGCTAGTCGGTGTAGCTGCAGATGGTTGGGAATTAGATTCTGAAGATACACTAGAAGTTGACATCATGCTAATTGCAGAACCTGTCACTATCAGCACTGCAAGAATGAACGAAATACTGTCGCAGGCTCAAGACCTTTGATGGGGGTCTTTAGTTGGTTAAAGGCAAAGTAGGTAGGAAACTGTTGGCTGATTTGAGTGAAACAAAATTTGCCCGAGGAGCCGGTCTTGCAGCTAGCGCAAAGGTCGCTGGCGATACAGTCGATAACCCATACGCTCAAGCGGCTATTGGGGCAGTCGAAGGTGCAGCGATTGGTTCGGCTCTTGGGCCTCTTGGTGCTGCTGGAGGTGCTGTCGCAGGCGGGCTACTCGGCTTCGTGCTTGCAGATGGTGAGCGAATTGTACCTATTGATATGATTGCAATCCCTGCCTATCAATATGGCCCAATGTTGCAAGGGAGAGAGCCAACCTTCCAAGTTTACATCAAAGAAGGCGAGGTCATCATGCCGGTTATGCCTACTGATGCTCAAGTTGCTGGTGCTATGGTGCTTGATGCTCCCATGGAAATTCCAAAGCCTAAGCGTAAACTAAACGCTTGGCAACGCTACATTAAAGTGAAGAAAAATCATAT